ACCCTTTTCGGTATCTCGCACAAGTCGCATAAGGTAAATCAAATCACCGATAGAATTTCTACCCTTACGCCCACTTGCCAACTTCACCTGAAATGGGGTGAGACCTGTCGCTTCTGTAATCTTGCCGTCGCCGTTATACGATTGAACCTGCAACAACTGCTTGGTACTGCTATACAGATTTGACAGTAATACCATTGTTGCTTCTCCAAACTCATAACTTGATTTGAGAAGGTAGAAGGCCAACTCTTTATTACCTTTCAGTACGGCATCTACGAAGTCAAATACTGCATCCTTAGGAGGCTGAAAAATTGCTCCTGCTTTCATAAGACGGGCAAATGCACTTTCGGCATTAAGACTTGTAGCATCTACATACCGTCTTATCTTGTCAATCTCTAACAGGATGCGGCTATAATCACTCTCGCATACCTCAATGAGTTTTGCACACGCATTATCCGAAAGGTTGATTTCTTTTTGGATATACTTCGTGAGAATTTCAGGCTTCATCGGCTGAAAGTCTACAATCTTTTCTTGGAATGTTTTGTAGACCTTACTTCTCTTGTCAATGCTTGTATATACAAGTATCAAAATATCGCCGGAGAGAGCGCCGGCGTTCGTTATCTTGAGCGCCAAATCGTTGTCTTGTATAAACTGCTTGCTATCTCTTAAAATGTAAATACGAGCATTCCGGACGATTGAACCTTTGTGCATCTTCTTTGCCAAATCTTCAATACCGTCTAACATTACCACATCTGCATCCTGCACTTTTGCGATTTGCCTAATGTAGATATCCATAACGCCGACTTCTGGCCCGGTAAAGATGTAGAATGGGTCAAAGGTCTTGTTCTTTATGTGGGCTTTAAGAGTTGACAAATCCATACTTACATCCATTCCTTTCTAATGTCGAGGAGCCAGCAGTCAAATGTCGAGGCTTTATTGATACCGGTAATTCTCAATTCCTGCAAATACTTTGAGGTAATCTTGATGCCCTCGGCATATCTGTGCGGGTCTTCTCTCAGTCTTGAGGAACAGATTGTCATAAATGCCTTCCAGAACAACTTGAGGTCATACTTATTCTCGTCTGTGTCCTTAAACTTGATTTTCTGGGCAATCTTGAAAGAGTTTGAACCTGATACAACTGCGACATTATCCACAACTTTCTCGGCATATTCATAAAACTCCGGCGGGTACATTGTCATTAACAGGTCAACCTCGCCCGGGGTCTGGCACAACTCATCCACAATCTTCCTCTCGTCAGTAAACGAGGAATAATTGTTGTGGTAATACTCGTCAATGTCATTAACAGTATAGGCATCCATATAGAATACCTGACCTCTGCTACGGATTGTATTGATGGTATTATTCAAATCGGCAAGTGTCAAAATAATATAGGCACTTTTAGGGGGCTCCTCTGTTACTTTCAACAGAGCATTTTTAGCCGCGGGGGACATCTTATCTGCATCGGCAACTACATACACAATAGGTGCAGATACTTTGTATGCCTCTTGGATAAGGGTTCGCACATCGTCTACACCTACTCCACGCAAAGTGTGAATAGCCTGAAGTTTGGTAGCAATATGCTTACTCATCAACTTTTTACCGCTTCCCTCCGGTCCAACGAGGATGCTGAACCGGGGGAAAGTGTTATTCTCAATTAGAGTATCGATTTGGTGGAGCAAATTCTTTTGTCCAATCATTTATAATCTATCTCCTTTGTACGAAGGACAAGCACTGCCTGAATTACAGACTTGGGCGAGGTCTCCCACTTGATGTCTGCATTGAGTGTTACCAGCGTATTGAGAAGTCTGGTAAAATCTTCGTATGCGTGGTCGTTGTACCTATCCATCGTGTATTTGTATGTGTTCGGGATTTCGATAAAATCAAAATTACCTAAACAACCGTACTTACACAGGTCAAGCACAAAGTTGGTATAGGTCTTAATAAACTGCTTCAAGTCTTTACCAGAGCGGTGCACCTTTTCAATGGTCTGGATAACTGCCTCAGTATCGTTGGTAATGATACTATCAGTTAGGAAGAACATTGTATCATAGCCTGTAATGCCGAGTGCCTTGATTACATTGTCCATTGTAAGGTCTTTGTCATATGACAAGCACTTATCCATAAGGGTTATCGCATCTCTCATACCGCCATCGGCAAGTTTTGCGATATAGTCAAGGGCATCTCTCTCGCAGACCTCTACATCTTCACTCTGGCAGATATAGTGTAACCGGTCTGCTACGGCGCTATGACTGATTCTCTGGAAATCATATCTCTGCACACGGGAAAGAATTGTCTTGGGAATCTTTTGAGGGTCAGTGGTACAGAAGATGAAGATAGACTTTGCCGGGGGTTCCTCAATCAACTTAAGGAATGCCTGCCAACCAGTATTGCTGATGGAGTGGCATTCGTCAATGATGAAGATTTTGTACTCACTATCCAAACTCTTTGTCTTTGCCTGTTGGATAATGGCCCGGACATCTTCTACGCCACTATTACTCGCCGCATCCATCTCGATAGGATTACCCTTGAAGTTGTTAATCTCATTGGCAAAGATTCTTGCACAGGTTGTCTTACCAGTGCCTGCTCCACCGCAGAACAGGTAAGCGTTCTTAACTTCCTCACTCTCCAACTGCTGACGGAGAATTATCTTGATAGCACCCTGCTCGACTACCTCATCAAAGGTAGTCGGGCGGTACTTTACTGCTAATGATTTAATTGCCATCTAAGGATTCCTCACTCTCATCCAAAATCTCCTCAGGTGTGGGAAATCTGTAACGGGCATAGGTGATATTCTGCTCGTATCTGTTCTTGGCTTTTACTTCGTCGGTAATGATGTGCTTTCCTTGCTTATTACGAAGGTCCTCAATAACTGCGGGCAGATTTGCAATACCCAAATCCATAAGAGCCTCGGCTCTTGTAATACTGCCGAAAGTGCAGATATACTGGATAACTCGTTCTGCTTGTGTAGGTACTTTACGCATCAGCTTTTACCTCATCTTTCTCAGGTAATTCAAGACCAAGTTCTGCTACAAGACGGTCAAACTTTTCCTTATCGTATGTTTCCCAAATACTGTTAAAGTCAACATAATACGCACCAGCATAGGTGTTCACAACGAACTGCTCGGCTAAAAAGTCAATAAGTTTCTGGGCATCGGCAAGAATGTGCAGGGCACTATCAAGTTCCTTCTTCAGTTTTACAACATCCCGTTCGTGATTATCTCTTTCCTGTTCAAGCAACATCTCAACGGTTTGCAGTCTATCCACTACATACTGTTCACAACTTTTAATTTCAGCCATTGATGAGTTCTCCTTTCTTAATAATTTTCACACATACATCCAAAACGGAAACTACATCCATTAGTAACGCATAGTCCTGATACACGCCGTTTGGGATACCTTTGGAGCAAAGCATATCTACGGTGGCGTTCCAAGCTTTCTCATCTTCTGGAGTAAATTTGGATAAGATTTGTTTAAGTTCTTCCATCGTTATTGTCCTCTCTTAAATAGTTTTGCAGTTTCTGGAATAGATGTTGGTCTATGACATAAAAATCTTCTCCGTCGCCGAAGTCAAACACAACGGCAGAATAGTCTTTGTGCATAGCAAACGCCTCTTCCTTGTTTTTATCAAACCACTCTTTCTTGAGTGTGAATGATTTTCTCGGCTCTGTGCAGGTCTTACATTCTAACAAGAACAGGTCAGTATTTACATCGCCCTTACTGAACAGAGTGGCTCCAGAGTTTGCAGTTCGTTTACCACCCACTACTTTTGCCACTCTTTTCTCTTGTTGCTTACTGTAAAACCGAGTCGGGCGCCCCATTACTTCAAAATATCTCGGATTTCAGTAAGCAGGTTACGAATCTCCGAGAACATATCGAAGGTAGCTAACATATACTCACGGGTGAGAATATCGTTAGCCTCGGGCTTTTCTTCTGTCTTATCGTTGACCTTAGGCTCGCTTACAGCAGGAGCATTGTCAGGAAATGTAATGCCAGTAAGTTGCATTGCCCACAACACAGCGGAATTGTGATTTGTGGACAATCTACGCAGGGTGTCAAAGTCTTTGCTGAGGCAGGCAGTATGTATCTGCTTGATGTAGGCTACTGAGGAAGCAGAGGTTTTCATAATGTCCGCAATCTCTTGGTTAGATAATCCGCAGGTGATGAGTTTAAGGCAGGCGTTGCGGTCTTCGTCGGTCAATCTTCTTTTTGTGGCAATGTCTTTCATAAATTTTTCTCCTTTGTTTAGGTTTATGTATTAGTGTAGTTTTTTACTACAATAATATTATACTACATAAATGCAGAGTTCTCAACGGGCAAAACATAAAAATTTTCAAAATAATTTTCTACCCGCGGGCTTGGTCTTTTTGACGGGCGTGGGCTTCGGCTTAACAACTGGAACGGGGTCAGGCTTTGGCAACAATCTACGAGCCGTAGTAATAATATTAGGCTTATTCTTATATCTAAGGAACGCTCCTGTGCTACCATCCCAATCATCAAAATCGTCTGCGTATATGACTTGGCTAGCAATGTCAGGATATTTAGATTGCAACTCGGCAAGTTCAGTAGCCCATTGAGACCACTGACTGTCGGATATTATGTTATTGTCCAACTCATAGTAGATATAGGAATGAACTAGCATTTGGTATCTGCGGCGCTGAATTTTCTCGGCAATAGTCAGTTCTTCGCCGCTAAATATTTCGTATGGTTTAGGCATAACTTGCACATCTCCTAATCTTCTCATAATCGGGCGCTTACACAATAATATTATAGTACATAATTACTATAAAAGCAACGGGCAACTTACTTTTTTCAAAAAAAATAAATTGCCCGTTTATTTATATATTATTGTACCAAATAGACCGTAAGCCTGATTGGGGGTGCCAACGATAGCAGACTACGGTTTTGACCCCACTAGGATATCCTTGCTTATGTTCCCAATAGGAGGAAGATGCTAGATTAGGCATATACCTAACTACAACACCGCTGGGGCCGGTTACTGTCTCCGAGTGGTAGTGTCCCGAATGTACTTCGGCGTACTTACACATACCGAACTCTTTTCTTGCTCTGTCCTGTAGCCATCCTGACATATTCTTTTTAGGCATATCACCGTGGGTCCACCCAACGAGGGACACACCTAACAATCTATGCTTTTGAGGATTTGGAGACACATCGAAAGTAACATTAGGATTTTTGGTAAATGCCTTCTCCGTCGCCTTTGCGAGAGTATATCCGAGAACTCTATCGTGATTACCACATAGATATATTACCTCAACTGGAGCAATTTCGGAAAGCATCTGTATTCCGTCTATAATCATATCAAGTGTATGGTCAAATATCTGGGTGATGCGGCCATCCACCTGCTGAAATGTTCCTTTTGTTGTAGTTTGAACATCGTTGTCGGTATGCAGTAAATCACCAAGAGTTACAAACAAAATTTTGGAAAAAGAGTGGTGCTGACTTCTCTGTACTATGTCCGACAGGGCTTTGAAAAATCTTTCCTTTGCTACCTCAAGATTGTAGGTTTCTCCTGTTTCAGCCTCCCAAGATAATAACCCGGAGTGTAAGTCTGGAATGCAAATTTCAAGAATTTCTCCATCCTCGTCATACTCGCACTTGTAAATAGGCAATGGTGCTGAATAGTCCTTATTTGCGAAGTATCTGTCAACATCCTCAAATGTTATCTCTGTATCGGTGCGAGGCTTTACAGTTATCTTTGACTGCCACAATGTCATCTTCGTGCCGCCCTTGACCTGGGACTCCCACGCATTAGTTGTAAACGAAACAACCTTCCACTCATCGGGGTTAAGATTGTGCGCCTTCATTACAACCTCAGGAGTGATTGCTTGTCCTGTCATAAGACTTATAAGTCCTTTGAAGGTCATCTCACCGTTTTCTTTGTAAGAAACTTCAGGATTGGTAACAGTGCCATCAACTGTATTTTTGTGAGGGATTACGCCCTGGGCACACGCTCGTCTACGCATCTCCGCTCTGGCTTTTTCCATTAACTGCTTCGGGCTTAAATCTGGGAAATATTGTGCGATTGCATTACCAGCATCTCTCCACGAGCCGTTTTCCTCAAGTCTTACTCTGGCGACAATTTCTCGCCATTTTTCATTAAATACTGCCACTACACATATTCTCCTATAATGTTGATAGGATATACCACTATACACTAATATACTGTACTACCTAAATAAATCAAGAGGTAATTTACGAAAATTTGTAAATTACCTCTTGACTTTATATTTATTCCTTACTCGGCCTCCGCAGTTTATTCTAACCCAGCGAGGGCATCCAGCATAGTTCGCATCTCCTCATCTTCCTTA